AATACCAAACAATGCAAGCAGCCCAACTGGAGACATAGATTTTACGACAGTTGGACACAGTAGCGGAGATGCTTATCACATCATTATAGAAATGATTAAAAAGTACGACTAAACCATCGTGGCCTTGCAAGCTCCTAGTTTGTTGAACATGTCGTTCTTGCCAACGGCATCCCGTCCTGCTGCTCCCCGGCAAGACAATCAATCCGCTGACATCTTAAATGCTTTGATGTTGGCTGGATTGATGTCGGAAGCAGATGATTACAGGTCTGGTTTAAACGCTTTAACCCAGCCAGATGCCCCCGGCGTCAATCCCCTAGGTGTTTCTACAGGCGGAGTCGACGATCCAAGATATGTTCCTGCACAAACAGACAAGTACGGAATGCCGTTAGGTCTTGCGGCCCAGACAATGACTAGAGACGATGCGCCTTTAATCGGAGGAATGACAGAAGCTCAGCTTTATGACTTATTGCCACCTGATGCACCTCGCGGTGGTCAGTTTTATATGGAAGGCACAGAAATAAAATACTTGCCGCCAATTTCTAAGCCTGAACCAGAAAACTTCGAGGGAAGGTACGACGGCATTACGGCGTTACCATCCATGGACTCATACTCTTCAATGAGGGCGCCTGAGTTTGTTACTTATTCAACCGGCAGACCAGACCCTTCTGGCTTTACCACCGACTTCAGGGATATCTTCAGAGAAGATCCAAACTTAGGTCCAGCAGCTAAAACCTTGGGCAACATTCTATCGATGCAGTCAGGTCTTGGATCAATACCAAAAGCAGGACCAGCAATAGGTAATATTTTGGGAAGAGGTGCGAGTAAACTAGGAGAAGGAATACAGAATATACCTCTCGTTGGAGGCATCGCAAAAACAATAGGCGATGTAGCCAACGTCATTGCAAAGCCAATAGCAAACCTAGTTGAGGACTCTACCGGACCGATGGGGATTCTTGGTGGATTAATCAAAAACAGACCGGGAATATTATTTCCAAAGACCCCAGAACAACCAGCTTCTACGCCTACTTTAAATTTTGTTCCGCCGCAAAAAATAGACCCAAGTGTAATGAATACAAGGCAAGACATTGAAGCTCTTCTTGACTCCTTTAACCCAGATGGTAGTGGTGGAGTTTTGTCAGGCAGTAGTCCTTTCGCATCTAGTTATGTTCCAAACATTGGCGATGAAATTGTAATTGGTAGGCAAGACAGCAGTTTAAGGAATTTGCCGAATCAACCCGGAACCGTAGAGTCTGCAACTATCGATCCGGTGGAGAGAGCGTTAGGAATAGATTTTGATCAGTATCAAAACATAAATACAGATGTAGTTCCGCAGCGCATCAGAGACGCTCAAAGACAAGAGCGAGCCGCTCAAAGACAAAAGCGAGCCGCTCAAACAGAAAAAGTTTTAAGTAACGTCGCTAAGGCCCAAGAGCGAATGGGTCCAAGTTCTGGTTTTTACGCAAGGTCCACAGGCGCAATTGATAGGGCAAATGCTCCACTAACCATGACCACGCAAGGCGGTCAGCAAAGAGGTTATCGATCCAGCGAAGGATTAGGCGCTAGAGGCTTTGGTGGAATTCAAGGGACTATGTTGCCTAGAGCGAGCGGAAGCTGGGGCGGTGACAATCCTTTTGCTCCGGGTTATGAGCCACCTGCTCCCGGATCTCCTGAGTATGGTTCTTACTTGCAGGAAACTTTAGCTCCCGACACTGGCGCCTTACAAAGAGAAATTCAAGGAATGGTTGATCGAAGCTTGCCATTTAGGCAATTAGAAAGCAAAGACAAATATTACTTGCAAGACAAGGAATCAGGTAACATATTCCTTTCTGGAAAACTCCCTCAAGGTTACCAACGAAGCACTTACGGGGGAATTTCAAACATTGGCGGATCGATTTAGGAGATTTTGATGTACAAGAGAACTAAAAGCTACAATAAAGGCGGGACAGTTAAAATGGCTCGCATGATGAACAAAGGCGGAACAGTTAAAACACCCATGATGATGAAAAAAGATGGGGTATCAAGAAAGTCAATGATGAAAATGAACAAAGGCGGAACGGTTAAAAAAATAAAACCAACTTCGTAAATGGCTTACTTGCAGTCGAATATTCCGCACTTTAAATGTTGGGTGCGGAAAGAGTACACGCATAACCACGAGAAATATCACGGCGAGTTTATCCACGCAATGGCGGTGGCTGTCACAACCATGCCAACGCGATGCCTTTCG